ATCGACACGGAGAATACACCATCCTTGCTCCCGTGCAAGATGACAGAGGCGATCAATCGTACCAGTAAACCCGCCCCAAACAATATAACGACCAATTTCCTCATGGGCGTCGAGATCATCAATGAAATATTGATCCTTTGGACAATCCACGTAGTCAGTCTCACGAATATATCCTCGTATTTGTCCTGTACCAGAACAATTATCACAGACTACTTCTTTTTCTACAAAATCTTCATCACTAACTTGTTGTGGTGCCATGATATCTACTTCCTCTTTTGGCACCTGTATATTAATTTTACCTTTACCTAAACACGCAGGACACTTTTGTAGTTCGCCAGATTCAACTTCTTTATACTGGAATCCATCACTAAGCTCCCTGAGTAATGTCAACACTTGAATAGCTCGTCTACCAGTATTCTTAATTAATTGTGCTGCACGAAGTGTTGAGGGGTTAGGCTTAAGTCTAATGATTTCGTATTGCTTCTCTGGTAAGTCAAGACAATCTTTCTTGAATTGAACCAATACAAGTCCACTCATTCTCTCATAAAGATATCTAACTTCATTTACTGATTTTTCGAATCGATGGACTTCACCTTCAAGAGCATGAGTGTTGTGACATTCAGCTATTTTATGTTCGCCGCACTTGGCACACTTACTATCATCGTCCAGCCAGGTGACAATGTGAGGGTATACTCCGCCAGCGATGGACTGACGCTCTTCAATGATACAGAGTCGATTTTTAAACTTGTGAATATTACCTTCCCGGATAAATCCGGGACATGCAACCTCACACTGATGCCACCAATCAACCGGCGTTTTAGGCGAAGGAGTGCCGGACATGAGAATGACATATCCATTACGACCCCATCTTTCCCGGACAGCTTCAGCGAGTAGATAAGCAGCTTGACTCCTTTGTGCTGTAGGAGTCTTAATTTTACTTGATTCATCGAATATAACGACCCTAGGGGCGTCCTCAACTAAAAGGTATTTGACACGTTTTACAAGCTTCTCATACGTATACATAAGCGGTCTGATTCGAGAATCCCATTTATTTAATTCCCGTCCCACCGCGACAACTCCAGAACGTGGGCCAACGTACCAAGCTTGCTCATTTGTAAGTCCTTCAATACGTTCAAGAACCTCAATCGCCGCGAGGGTTTTACCTGTGCCCATTTCGCAGGCAAATATACAGTAATGTCGCGTAAGTCCTTGTGTGACCATCTGCACTTGATGTGTGTACAATGGTCGCTCACATGATACGTCCATGAGCGGAGAATCGTAGAAGGCATATGGATTCAATCCTTGTAAGAATTGTAGTTGAAAATAATTTCTAGAATTATTTTTTATTGACCACATCTTACGCGGTGGATCTTCAAAACCATGCCATGTGGCACCATCCATAGCTTTGACTTCTGCCAACATTTTCTTATTATATCGAAATCTCAGATTGAGTCGTTTACCTGATTCAGTAGGTGTTATCTCTACTGGAACTTTATACTTACCGGCACGTAATTTAAGTGTAACTTGTTCTGTAATCATTATTGATGCATACATAAAGTGTTATCGAAGTATCTATCTTTTTTGATTCCATACCACAGTTCACGGTACCATGTAGCTTTGAAGAAGTTATAACATACTTCTGCAAAGCGTCTTAAATATGCATCTGTTTCATCAGATGAACAATACTTATAAATGAAATCACGCCAACCTTGCATATTCATTGTGGCAACCACAATATTATTTATTGGAGTTTTGGTTGGTACGATTTGTATATTTGGTGTCGTGTAATTTTTCCAAATTAATTTTAAAAACTCATCGTCAGCAATAAATATAAAGCTAAAACTGGCGTGCAATAATCCTGCCGCATTGTTATTACGTAAAACAGCTAGTGGACTATTATTAAATTCAAGACATGACACAAAAGCTGCTGGATCTTTGAGATCAATGCCAGCATCATCTAGTCCACGCGTAGGACTCATGTGTAGATGATCTTCACCAAATTTTATAAACGTCTTCCAATCTACCATAGTCATGGCAACCGGTCGTACGTCATCAAAAAACATGATGTTCTCCAGCTTAATAAAAGGTTGAGGCGGCCCCAGCATCCAAGCGGTCTACGAGGATTTAATAAATCAGACCGCCTCAACCACAATTCATATCAGCGTGCTCGTTTTTCTTCGTCAGTCTTCTCCGCCTTTTCGATTGTAGTCTCAGGCGGATTATTGAACTTCGTAACCTCCGCGGTCAGTTCCTCTTGATCCGGAAGATCAATAGGCGTTGAACATGCTGTAATTAGTGGTGTATACCACGTATACCGTTTCGTTGAAACCTTCTTGGATTTAAGTGTTCCTGCACCTTGAAGCTTGGCTTTAACACTACCAGCTTCACGGCGTGAGGATTTACTACCCATAAAGAAGGTTGCGAACGCTTGAACGGAAGGTATGTATACAAGAAATTCAGGACCAAACATGCATCCAGAATCAGCCTCAAAGGACTTATCCTGAATACGCTTAAACTCAGGATTCGTCTGATCAAATACAGAGATCAACTCATCACCAATTTCCAAAGCCTTAGGTCGCCATGTGACGATAAGAACGTCAACCTCAGGACCAAGGTCTTGGAAATTTTGATCACGAACAAGGGCATAATGATTTGTTGGAAAATCACCGCCCTTACACTTATCGGAATTCGCGGTCATAAGTTGTAGTCTAGGAAGATAATCACCACTCTGTGTTGCAGATTGAAAAGCATCATCACTGTGCTTAACAAGATCGCCACCAACATCTTCAGCCTTAATCAATGCTTTCGGTTCTTCAGTCACTTGTCTAAATCCTTTTACAAAGTTTGAATGATCTATGGAATCAGCTCAAAGCAGCGGTAGCAGTTTCCGCAGCGACAGCAGCCTCTTCAGACTTCGTCTTGGCTTCTGCAGCCTTCTTAACTGCCTTCTCTGCATCACGCTTCTTCTTGGCTGCCGCACGTTCCACCTTACGCTCCTTATCCCGTCGCTCTTGCTCAACGACAGAATCTGGATCAAGATGCAACACCCACTGAACTGCTATCTTGAAGCCTGAGGCAGCATCAGTGATTCCATGCTTCTTGAGTAAGGTTTTGCATACAACGCCGGATTCCAGCTCTTCCTTGACATCCTTCATCTTCTGCATGAAGGCAACAGCCTGAAATTCAGCATCAGCAGCGTCCTTACCCTTACGCTTCGCTTCCTTGATCTCCTTCACACGGGAGTTTGCAGCAGGCACAAACTCATCAGGCGGAAGCGTCATCGCTCGATCTACCCAATCAGCTTGCTCCTCTGGCGGAAGCTTTGCAAGAGCATACGCGTTGGCAAGTCCAATCTTGCCTTCGTCAATAAGCCCGGCGATTTCCTCATTCTGAATCTTTGTCAGACCAAGACGTTCCTTGATCCACTGTGATGACTTGCCAAGTTTGGCAGCAAGCTCCGCCTCAGTCATCAACGGATTCCTAGTAAGGATTCTCCGAAGCTGCTGACTATATTCCACAGGGCGTGTTTCAACCTTATGGATATTAGCCATGATCTGTGCTTCAAGGGTCTGATCATCATTAAGATCAATAATCACTACATTGATCTCAGTGAGTCCCGCATCCTTTGCAGCAGCAAATCGGTGGAGTCCGTCGATAAGCTCGTAAAAGTTATCGCCGGAATCCGCGTCCACCTTTTCCCGAACCGTGATTGCCCCAAGAAAACCCTTCAATCTGATCGACTCGACTAATCCAAGGTATGCCTCGGATTCTCGATTCACAGATCGAAGGGCAACAGGGTTCTCACGGATTTCGGAAATCGGTACGGTACGTAGCTGACCTTGTTCTGTGGTCATGTGCGATTCTCCGTGTTCGATTCCAGAATCCTGAAAAATAAATAAATCAAATCAAACGCTGATTTGATTCCGAGAATTTCGGGCGGCGGCCGGACCCTAATCCGGCCATACGATATCTTACGGGGAAACCGACCAATTTTAAACCGTTTTACTAAAATTCTTTTACTGGTAGGATTTGGACCGTATATAGAGGATTGCCGATAATACCCTATCAATTTCCTAACAGTATTAAAATAGGTAACATAGGTAAGATACGTAAGTGCTTGATATTAAAGGACTTACGTTTATTTGTTAAAATTTTTTCAGTAAAACCGTAAGATGAGTAGGGACTGTACTTCTTGATTCGATTCCACAAATTATCTGGAGAATCAGATCAATGCCAACAAGGACGGAGGCGATTAAACGATTTCTGAATCATTCAACTGTTGCTGATTTAGCAAATCTTTATTCGTCAGAAATGGAGTGTCAAGTTAATGTTGCACAAGACGGTGGCGAGCGTGTAGAAGGAGATTTTAAAGGTAAACGTTGGCATGGTTGGACAGATGGCTTAACAACATGGAAGTCTTTTCGGATTCCCTTAAAGGCTAACACTGAGCCAGTGTTCAATGATTCAGAAATCAAATTTGATTTAGCTGAACATGCTGAAGGTATTGGCATGACAGGCTGGAATTGGAAACGTAGATGTAGTCAATGGGTAGCATTTGATTTTGATGCTTTACTTGGGCACTCTGAGAAACATATTGGTAAACTTACAAATGAAGAATTAAAGGCTGTTGAAACAGCAGCTTTTGAAATACCGTGGGTAACGATTCGTAAATCAACCTCTGGTAAAGGTTTACATTTATATGTTTACCTAACAGATATATCTACAGAAAATCATAATGAACATGCAGCTTTAGCTCGCTCGATACTTGGAATCATGGCAGCTATTACGGGCTTTGATTTTCAGAGTCATGTCGATATCTGCGGCGGCAACATGTGGGTTTGGCACCGCAAGATGAAAGATACAGACGGTCTTGAAATTGTTAAACAAGGTGGAAAACTTACTGATGTACCAGCTAATTGGCGAGACCATATTAAAGTTGTTGCAGGAAAACGGAGAAAGAATCTCCCCCAATCTATTGATGAGTGTGGACAGGGAGATACCTTTGACGAGCTTACAGGACAACGACCTAAAATCACACTTGATGCAGGGCATAAAGCCCTTATTACCTTCCTTAGAGAAAGCGATGCCTTATGGTGGTGGGATCAAGATCATCATATGCTTGTTACCCATACCGTCTGGCTTAAGCGAGCATACGACGCCTTATCCTTACGCGGAATTTTCGACACTAATAGTCCAGCTTCTAACCTCAATGAACAAAACTGTTTTGCTTTTCCCCTCCGACGTGGTGCGTGGACAGTTCGCCGCTATACACCCGGAGTTGCAGAACATGAAACATGGAACCAGGATAGTGCTGGCTGGACAAGATGTTTCTTTAACCGTGAACCCGATCTTAGAACAGCAGCCAGGGCATACGGAGGCTTGGAGGATCCATCGGGAGGATTTGTCTTTCGAGAGGCTGAGTTAGCTGCTAAAGCTGCTGCAATGCTTGGCATACAATTAAAGATTGAATCAGCACAAGCCTCACGCAAAGCAAAACTTAAACAACATAAAGATGGCAGGCTGATTATTGAAATCACTCATGATTCAATGGATCGTGGTGATGAAATGGTTGGTTGGTTACAGAAGAAAGATCAATGGGTACGTATTGAAACGCTTAGCACACCCCCATTGGATGAAACAGATACTGGTACTTATGATGACATGATACGTCATCTTATTACAGGCTCCAGTGAAGACTGTGGATGGATGATAAAATCAGATAACCTGTGGCGTACAGAACCTTTGACGCATGTACGAGTAGCTTTAGGTTCTTTAGGTCTATCTGGTAAAGAGATTACTCAAATTCTTGGCTCCAGTGTGTTTCGGTGTTGGAGAGTTGTAAATAAACCGTTTCAGCCGGAGTATCCGGGAGACCGGGAATGGAACAGGAACGCAGCACAATTTCGATTCTCACCAACTGAACGGGAAGATGGCTTGCATTACCCAACTTGGCTAGCAATCCTCCAACATGTGGGTGCCGAATTGGACAGCACAGTAAAGAATCATCCTTGGTGTAATTCCAACGGAATTTTAACTGGTGCAGACTATTTAAAATGTTGGATTGCATCCCTCTTTCAGAGTCCTCTCGAACCCTTACCATATTTATTCCTATATGGGCCACAGAATTCTGGAAAAAGTATTTTTCACGAGGCTCTTTCATTGTTAATCACCAAAGGTTATCAACGTGCAGATATAGCACTTAGTGATAAAACTGATTTTAATGGTGAATTGGAAGGTGCCATAGTTTGCGTCGTTGAAGAGACGGACTTGAAACGTAATAAGATTGCCTATAATAGAATTAAAGATTGGGTGACCAGTCGTGATTTATTAATCAGGCATTTATATCGTACACCATATCATATACCGAATTCAACACATTGGGTGCAATGCTCTAATGAGCATCAGGCATGTCCAATTTTTCCGGGTGACACACGCATCACAATGTGCTTTGTTGATTCTTTAGATCCAGTCAAATTGATACCAAAACGTCATCTTATTCGGATGCTTGAAAAAGAAGCACCAGACTTCCTGAAGCAAGTGTTGAGTTTAGAGATTCCAGAATCAAACGATAGACTCCATCTTCCGGTTTTGGAGACTCAAGATAAGACACTTGTACAAGAGATGAATAAGACACAACTTGAATTATTCCTTGATGCTAAATGTAAAGTTTGTAATGGTGCATGGATTAAGTTTAGTGAATTCTATGATCAATTCGTAGCTTGGATGGATACGGGTGAGATTCATCATTGGAGTAAGATTAAGGTAGGTCGTGAATTACCCCCACAATATCCAAAAGGCAGGAATCATCGTACAGGACATTTTTATATTGGTAACTTGACATGGAAGTCTGAAGAGTGTGAATCAAGTAGTAAGCTTGTTCTTGAAAATGAATTCTTACGTCCGGAGTAAATAATGCCTGATCCTAGTGTTGATCGTGCATCAATTGTTGGTGGTCAAGGTACTGAAGATTTACCGCCAGCTAAGCCAGTAGTTTTAGATTCTGGTGATCGTACAGCATTTGAAACTGGAGCTGTTCGAGACATTATAACTAATAAATGTAGACCTGAATTGATTTCACCAATCATGGAACTGCGTGTAGGTAACTTATGCACACGCGGAGTTTCAAAATATGCTGATAGAAATTGGGAGAAAGGAATCAGTATTAATCATGTTATTGGTTCTATAAAGCGTCATCTGCTTAAGCTACAGTTGCGTGTAGATGATGGTGAAGATCATGAAGCTGCTCTTGTATGGAATTCTATGGTTCTTTTACATACATTAGATCAAATTAAAAAAGGTCTGATTCCTAAATCCATAGATGATCGTCCTGACTATGGAGAATTTACTGTGGACGATTTTAAGGTAGACTAATGGTAGACCTCTTTAAAGAGTTCGAGGAATTGGAGGACTCTAGTGCCAAATCTAAAGACGTTATTATCAAAGCTCCGTTCGGCTATCCAGGTGGTAAGTCTAGAAGCATTATTAATATCTTGCCTCATCTTCCTTATAGTGACAAGTATGTGTCTGTATTTGGTGGGTCTGGTTGCGATATTCTTGCCAGACGTC